GGGATGTTTGTTTATTCCTTCGATAACTGCCCAGGGTTTGAAGAAGACGTTTGAGATCAAGACCATTACCGAGGGGATGATGATTCCCTGGGGGTTGAGTTGGTTTCGTCCTGCGTCATACGCCAATCTTTTTTATAATGGAGAGCGGTATCTGGTGATTTGTTTCCGGCTGCCGTTTTATTGGCGGGAGCGGGACTTTTGTTCGATGAGGATTGTTTGGGGAGGGGCTGTGTTCCGGTGGGCGGTCGGGTATGATTGGCCGAAGATTGTTTGGATTCCGGACTATGAGATGGAGAGGAACAGCGACAGGGAGCCAGAGGGGGAGATAGATTATGTTTGATCATGTCTATTTGAGAAAGATCGCGATTATGCCGGAGAAGGGAACCCTGTATTTCTGCGGGGTGGCCGAGAAGGGGAACGAGATGATGAATCTCAAGGCTTCCCTGCAGCCGTTCTTCAAATCCGACGGATCGTTTTTGGCCGGTGAGTTTTTGGAGTTGTTGAAGGAAACCCTTGCGAAAGACTTCGATGTGCATACCTGGAAGGTGAATATTCAGGATGAGGTCGTGGTCGGAAAGATAATGTCATGGCAGGAAAAGTTTGTGGAGCTTGGCTTGGTATAAATTGGGACGTTGTGTTCTGGTGGACCCTGGCATTGTTTGTCTCCGTCTGTGCGTGGATTGGTTTCTGGGAAGTCTGCAAGTGGGTATGGAATTTACTATGACAGGATTGGAGCAGTAATGAGCCGTCTTGACGAGCTAACAAAATCTCTGGTCGACGTTTACTCCAAGCATCTCACTCCCTCTCAGCAAACGGAGTTGATCGAGGCTTTGGAGATCGTCGCCCATGAGAAGAAGTACAACCGCTTCGGATCCTTCTTTCCTGAGACAGGCCAATATCGGCGTGCTTTATATCAGAAGCATGTCGATTTTTTTAATGCGGGAGCAGACTACCGGCAGAGAGCGTTTATCGCCGGAAACCGCGTCGGGAAGTCGGAAGCCGGTTGCTTTGAAACCGTCTGCCACGCAACGGGGCAATATCCGGATTGGTGGGAAGGCCATCGGTTTAACAGGCCGGTCACGATCTGGGTCGGTGGTGACACGGTTACGACCTGTCGTGACATCATTCAGAAGAAACTGTTGGGAGAGCCCGGGGAACACGGATCCGGAATGCTCCCGAAAGAGTCGATCATAGAGGTTAAGACAAAACGGAACGTACCAGACGCGATAGAAATCATTCGCGTGCGTCATGCGTCTGGTGGCGTTTCGACGATCACGCTCAAGACTTACGAGCAGGGACGGGTTGCTTGGCAGGGGGCTGAAGTCGATTTCATCTGGGTCGACGAAGAGTGTCCGATGGAAGTTTACTCTGAAGCCCTGATTCGACTCATGACAACCCACGGCCTGATGATTCTCACATTTACACCATTGAGGGGTCTGACAGATCTGGTTTTGGCGTTCCTCGAAAACTCGCAGGAAACAGACGTAGAACATCCGAAATTCGTCCAGGTCGTTGCCTGGGAAGACGTTCCCCATATTACCAAAGAGATGCGCGAAGAGATGTTGGCGGCCACGCCTCCTCAGTTGCGCGAGGCACGCTCGAAGGGTGTTCCGACGGTCGGTGAAGGGCTTGTCTACCCGATGGACCCGAAGCAATTGGTCGTAGACGATTTCAAGCTCCCTGCCCACTTCAAGAAGCTCTACGCTCTTGACGTTGGTTGGAATATGACCGCTGCCCTCTGGGGAGCATGGGACATCGACAATGACATTATTTATATCTACTCAGAGCACGGAATGGGAGGGATCGAGGGAGAAAATATGGTCCTTATCCATTCGGAGGCCATTAAGTCGCGAGGAGATTGGATCAAGGGACAGATCGATCCCGCAGCCCGAGGAAGATCCCAGGATGATGGACAGACACTTTACGCTAAATATCGAAGGGCGGGTCTATTCGTCTATCCTGCAAATAACGCAGTTGAAGCCGGAATTTTCGCGGTCTGGGAGAGAATGCAGACCGGAAGACTTAAGATTTTCGCGTCCTGCACGAAGACTTTGAGAGAATTATCCTTGTATCACAGGGACGAAAAAGGGAAGATAGTTAAGAAGAACGACCATTTCATGGACGATTTGCGTTATCTGATAAACGCGGAGCCGGTCATGTGGTCGTATCCGAAGGATCCGAGAAAAGCCAAAGTCCTGAACATGAGGAATCACATGGATGCTTGTGTCTAACCAAAAATAAGGAGAACGATTATGGCAGGAACAACGACGCTTATCGCGGCAGGAACCGATGGTGCTACCGCTGTGATCCGGCTGCAGCCTGGAGTCAAGGCTTTGCTGACCGGATTTGGTTTTGCCGGTAACGGCGACATTCTCAGCGTGCTCGTGTCTTACGATGATGGCACGACATTCGTTCAATGTTACGACGATCTGGGCGTGGCCGTAGAGATCGGTGGATCCGGAGCAACGCAGCCGCGCAATCCGGTCATGATTGAGGGGCCAGGTGTCTACCAGGTCAAGCGAACCGCGACAACGACAGACAGTATCGGCGTTGCCATGACTCAGCAAGTCAACACATAAGGGGGCTGCCATGTCGAGTTTGAAAGAAAACCTGAAAAAAGCCAACGTCGCTGCCGACATGGAGCTTTCTCCCGAGAGCAACATGAAGGCTCTCATCTCCCGCGTCTTCGCAACCCGAAACGCTCTGCACTTCTTTCACTGGAAAACGAAATCCTTCGCCGCTCACATGGCTGTCGGGGATCTGTACGATGCCATCGTCGACAAGGTGGATGATATCGTCGAGATCTTTCAGGGGAAGTACGGTCTTCTCGAAGGCGTGAGTTGTCCGGCAGCGACAGCGATGGACGATCCGATCGCTCATGTGAGGTCCGAAGCCGAATGGTTTTGCGACAACAAGCAACGGATCTCCGGTGGGAACGCTGCCGTCAATAACCTGCTTGATGATCTCGAAGGGTGCTACCTGAAAACGATCTACAAGCTTGAAAACCTCCACTAGAGGGGCTTATGAAGAAGAATACTCCAGGCACGGTTGAAGACCAGGCGGGAGATCTGGAATTTCTCGACGAGAATATCCGGAAACCCGCACAAGAGCCTATCGTCAAAGGCGTTGCGAAATACATCCGCAAGCGGTGGACAACCATCGAAGAGGAGTTCAAGCCTGTTCGTCGTGAGATGGTTCGTTCCATGCGTAGAGTGCGTGGTGAATACGAGCCTACCAAGCTGACGAAGATCAAGGCGTTTAAGGGCTCTACGATCTACAATCCGGTGCTTGAGGCGAAAGCCAGATCCGCTCAGTCGTGGGTTGAAGATATCTATCGTGGCGAGAACGATTTACCCTGGGTCATTGAACCGACGGCGGTGCCTGATCTTCCGGACGAGAAGATTCAGGAGATCGAGGAGCAGACGAAGATGAAGGCGATTCAAATGGAGCAGCAGATTACTGCTTCAGGGGCCGTTGTCGACCGCTCTGAAATCGCCAAGATGATGCAAGCCTACTACGACGAACAGATCGAGAAGGAAGTCAAGCGGATCGAGCGCAAGGCGAAGACTCGCTGTAACGTCGCAGCAAAGGAGATCAGGGACCAGGGACAGGAAGGCGGGTTCAATCCGGCCTTCAAAGACTTTCTCTGGTTCTTTGTCCGTCTGAAGTACGGCGTGCTCAAAGGCCCGAACCTCTCGAAGCGTGCCAAGCAGGAATGGATTTACAACGAAGAAGCGCAGGACTACGAAATCCAGACCGTCGAGACATTGGTGAACGATGTCTACTCACCGTCGCCTTTCAACATCTGGTTCGAGCGCGGCATGACGGATATCAACGACGGCGATGTAATCGAAGTCCACGAGATGTCGCCTCAGTCATTGATGGACCTGATTGGCGTGGCCGGTTACTCGGAAGAGGAAATCCGCTACATCCTGAAGAAGCACGCTGCCGGAGATCTGAAGCGCGATTGGTTCAAGATCGACGATAAGACTCAGGTCGAACAAGTCACCAAGCAGGTCAAGAACGATCAGATCTCCCGCGAGGACGCGGTGCTCAAGAGCAAAAAGGACATGACGATCCTCGCGATGGAGTTCTGGGGAACGCTGTCCGGCAAGATGCTCAAGGAGTGGGGAGCCGAAGGGGAGCTTGATGACGAGAAGCAGTACCAGGCCAATTGTTGGATGATCGACGGGCATGTGTTCAAGGCCGTGATCAATCCGGATCCGCTTGGCCGCAAGCCCTACCATGTGTCCTCCTGGGCGAAGAATCCGTCATGGATCGTCGGCTCCGGCCTGGTTGAGTTCGGTGCTCCGATTGAAGATTCAATGAACGCCGTTCTCCGCGCACTCCAGAACAACGTGGCAATCGCCTCGGGTCCGATGTGCGAGATCGACAAGGATCGCGTCGAGACTTCGATCCCGATCTATCCGTGGCGGCAGATCGAATCAACCTCTCTTCAGATGCGGGGAGAAGGCGATGCGGTGAAATACTATCAGCCGCAGATGCACGCCCAGGAGTTGACGATTGTTTATCAGTTCCTCGGCAAGCTGCTCGATGAGATGACCGTTCCTGCTTACGCACAAGGGATGAGCCAGGCCGGTGTCACGACCGGAACGGCGACCGTGTTTACCTCGCTGCTTGCCGCTGCGTCCCGATCCATCAAAGCCGTCGTAGCCAACATTGACGATGACATCATCACCCCGTACATCCAGATGTGCTACGATTTCAACATGAAGTATTCCCGCAACAACCAGAGCAAGGGCGATGCACGAGTTATTGCCAAGGGCGTTGCCGGACTGCTTGCCCGGGAGCAAGCCGCACAGCGCAAGGTCGAGTACCTCCAGGTGATCTCCAACCCGACGTACCAACAGATCCTCGGCCAACAGAATATCGGCGCGATCCTTCAGCAGCTTGCCAAGGCCAACGACATCAAGCTGCCGGACGAGAAGCGACTCACCGGAGAGGTCGACATTTCCGCGATGCTCGATCAGATGCTCATGGCACAGGCCGGTGTGGACCCGATGCAAGCTTTAGGTCAAGTCCCTAACGGTGGTGGAGCCCCGCAGACTCCAAGGGCCACCCTGCCTGACGGAGGAAAACCAGGAGTTGTTCAATGAATGAAATCAACGAAAAAGTTGCGTTGATGTTCAAGCGTCTGAAGGCAGGACCGGACGGCGAAGATTGGGTCGCCTACCTCGAAACTCTGGCCTCAGACAACCACAAAGCGTTCCTGAATAGCGCATCCCATATGAATGATATTCATAAAGGATATGGGATATGTGTTGACAACCTGCTCAAGATTTTTGCAAACTGCGACAAAGAACGAGTAAAAACCGACGCTGAACAAGCGATGGAAGAAGATGACGGGAGTTTCGTATGATGACACTTAGCTCAACACCACTGACACAGCTTGGTCGGGTTATGCCTGGTCAGGTTGCTAAGTTGGTTCGGCCTTCTCATGCTGCGCGAGTTGCTCAAGGGCAAGCTCCGAAGCCTGGGATGAAAGGTCCGAATCTCCGAGCACCGCAGACAAAAGCAGAGTTTCTGAAGCGTGGAGGAGTAATGGGGATCCCAGGGACCGTATCCGGTCGTGGCCCCGCGTTGCCCTCTATCGCTCCAGGGTTTGATTTACTTTAACCGATAACGTGCTCACCTGAAATAGGCGCACACAACCCTAGTCCAGGGCTACCGCGAAGACGGCCCCGAGGAAAGGAACAGACCATGGCTGACGAGTTTAAGCTTCCGAAACAGGTTCAAGACAACGCCGACGCTGCCGAAGAATTCATGGGTAAACTTGGTGCATCCGAGCACTCAGAGGATCCGGAGGAAGTCGAGGAGGTTGCTGAAGAAGTCGAGGAAGAACCGGAAGAAGAGGATCCCGCTGCCGACGAGCCTGAAGAGGTTCTCGAAACAGAAGATCCGGAGCCTGACCCAGATGAAGAGTCCTATCGCAAAAGGTACGAAACCCTCCAGGGTAAGTACAACGCGGAAGTCCCGAGGCTCCATCAGGAGATTCGGGAGTTCAAGGAAAAGGTATTCAAGCAGTTTGGCGATCTGCAAGCCGAGAAAGAAACGCCGAAGGAAGAGCCGACACCTGACGAGTACGAGACTGTTTATGCCGAGCTTTCTGAAGAGTTCGACGAAGACATCCTGCGTGCGATGGACCGGCTCACTGAGGCGAAATTCAAACGGTTCCAGGGCCAACAGCTTGCTCCGATTCAGGAAAGGCTCGAAACTTCCGAGACTGAGAAGTTTGAAGTTGCTCAGTCGAATTTCATGGATGAGATCGATCAGGGAATGGCCGAAGGTTGGGAAGGTGATTGGAGGGATCTCTGGTCCGGTAAGGATCCCGAGTTCCTCAAGTTCCTTGACACGAAGCATCCGAGTGGCATGTTTACCTATCGCGAAGTCGCAAATCTCGCCAATCAACGGTGGGATTCCGAGCGGATCGTGATGGTGTTTAACGAATATCTGAATCAGTCCGGCCAGGTTCAGGCCGCCGCTGATCCGGATCCCGAGCCGAATGAAGAGCAGAAGACGGAGAAGAAGAAAGATCCGAGCGAAGAAGCGCGGATTCAACCCCGTCGAAAGCAACCGGCCACACCGGAACCGGAAGGCGACGAGCCGATTATCTGGACAAAAGAATCGATGGCCGAGTTTCAAAGGAAAGATCAACAGGGGAAGATTCCTCAAGAAGAATCGCAAAAACTCTGGGATGATCTCCTTCGGGCTCCGGCTGAGAACCGAATGCGAAATTAACCGAGCTTAGACTCAAGGAGAAAAACCATGGCTGTTTATCCTGTTTCCCCAGGCGCACCTGACTATTCAACAGGGAGTTCTTCGCAATACATCCCTGCGGTATATTCCGCGCTGCTTATCAAGAAGTTCTATCCGAAAACCGTCTTCTCGAAGATCAGTAATACCGATTACGAGGGAGACATAAAGGAGCAAGGTGATACCGTCTACATTCGTACTCGCCCGACCATTGACACCTTCCGTTACAAGAAGGGCATGGTCCTGCCGGTGCAGAATCCGGAAAGCCCCTACGTCACCCTGAAGATCGACCAGGGCGAGGGTTTCAGCTTCGCAATCGACCGCGTTGATGAATTCCAGACCGACATCGATCTGATGAACGAGTGGGGCAACGACGCTGCCGAGCAGATGCGTCAAGTCGTTGACTTGAACGGCCTGATCACCCTGGCAGCTGCCGGAGCAGTAGCCGAAGGCAACGCCGCTACCACCGTCACCGGATACACCACGACTTCCGGCCCGACGATGGACGAGTACACCACGGCCAAAGGCGCGGTTGTCAACGGTGGCACGACCACCAAGGGCAGCACGATTGCCCTGGGTCAGTCGGACAGTTCAACGTCGGCCAACACCGGCGACGAGTTGACCGCGCTGATCCTGAAGTACGGTCGCTACCTGGACGAGAATAACTGTCCGGAAGATGGCCGGTTCGTGATCCTGCCCACCTGGGCCGGTAGCATCCTGAAGTCGATGGCAAGCAACAACTTCGGTCTTGCCTACGCAACCGGTCAGAACAGCGCGAACCTGCTGTCCGGCAGCATCCCGAAGATTGACCGGTTCGATGTCATGTTCTCGAACAATCTGCCTTCCTCAACGGAAGCTGTGACTGACCCAAGTGCAGTCATTTTCGGCCATAAGTACGCATGTACTTTCGCCACGCAGATCACAGAGAGCCGGATCATCGACAATCCGTTCTCCTTCGGCAAAATGATGCAGGGGCTCCAGGTCTACGGCTTCAACATCATCAAGCCCGCGCTGATCGGCGTTGACTGGATCAAGAACGCTTAATTGACGTTCTCAACCTACTTATAAGGAGAAAAGAAAATGGCTGCTGTTTCCGCTCAATCAATCACAAACGTCAAGACCGCTGCTGCGGATCTGACTCGCGACATGAACGGTGTTTATGTTCGCACTGTTACTTTCCCCGTCGAAGATGGAGCAACTGCGGGTACTGCCAATCTGACCAACTTCACGATTCCGAAGAACACCATGATCCTTTCCGGTGCCTTCAATCCTGGAGCTGCTCAAGGGACTTGTACCTTTAAGTTCTCCCTGGCGACTGATGGCGACATTTGCGCCGCAACCACCGCGAATACGGCTGACACCTTCGTTAAGTTGGCTACGCCGACTCAAGTGGTTGCAACTGCAGACCGCCAAGTGACCTTCACTACCGCAACTGCCGCTACCGTGGCAGGGACGGCTACGCTGAGTCTGATCTGCGTGCCGATTGGTACTGAAGATTCCCCGTACACGACCCAGAATACCTGATAGGCTCTGGGTATGAGTGCCGGGATAAGAAATGTTAGCGGCGACCTCTGTGCCGCGAAGTGGATCTGGATCCGGAATGGACGGCTGCTTGTCACTCGTCCAGACGGTGATGGGTAATCCTGGCACTCAGGTCAATACAGGTGGGGCTCTTCGGAGCCCCGCCATTACCTCTTTCGGAAGGATACCGTAATGGCCCAACCGCAATCGAAAGCAAAGAAGAATGTTGAAAACGTCGCCTCTCTCTCGAAGAAACTGAAGTCCTTGTCGAAGAGAGTCGATCAGCTCGAAGCGAAACGCACTTACGCGCCGCACTCTGATGATAGCAAGAAGGTGAATAACCGCGATAAGGGGGCAGAACAGAACGGTGGCTTGAGAATGACCGATTACGATAAGGTCGTGAACATCGCCAACGTTCTTGCCATCCTGAACCCGAAGCTTGAAGTCGATGGGCGGCACACAATCGAAAACGTCCAGGCTATTGCAGGATACCCTGTTGATGTCGACATGATGGACGCTGCCTACGAGATCTTCGAGAAAAGAAAGAGGTAAGGCATGAACCTCCGGCAGATACGCGAAGAATGTTGGGCTCAAGCGAGAGATGCGGCTGAAGCGGATGTGGATAAGCTTTGGCCGACGAAAGAGATGGATCGCTATATCAACCGCGTCTATCGCTTTATCGCTCGTGAAACCCAATGTATCAAGGACAGTACGACCGCCGCTGTCTGCCTGATCGATGTGGATCCTGTTGACTATACGACCTACGCTGCCGGAACGCTCGACTATATCTGGGCGAATGACTCCGACGATTGGTTGTATCAGAAGGATGTCACGCCGTACCTCTTGACGCTTCATACCTCGATCCTTCAGATTGACATCTGCAAATGGATGTCACAGCCTTGGGCGTTGAGGAAAGTCTCTTATCGCAAATGGGAAGTCAATCCCTGGTGGTTCAAAGTTATCGGGCAGCCGACTGAGTATGCCCAGGATCTTGAAACCGGAAAGATTGCCTTGAACTACCGCACGGAATCTGCCGACAAACTGCACTTGCATGTGCGTCGGATGCCGCTGACAGATCTTGCAGCGGATTCAGATGTCCCAGAATTTCATATCCAGTATCATGATTTCATGATCAACGGGATCATGATGTGGATGTACCGAAAGCGCGATGCTGAGACTCTCGACGAAGCCAAGGCAACCGAATTTGAAACCGCCTTCCTTCGTGATGTTGATGAAATCAAACAGCAAGTGAGTCAAAAAGAAGAGCATCTGCGCCCTAACCAAGCGTTGAGTGCCTTCTTATGAGCAAACTTTGGAGACTCACAGGTTTCAGTGGAATCAATAACGTACAGGATCCGACAGCTATCGAGCAGCCCTCTGTCGACGCTCAAGGATCCGCGTCCGGTGCTGTTCAACTCACCGACTGCATAAACTTCGACATTGATGATTCCGGTGGCCTGATTCAGCGTGACGAGAGTCAGGCCATCTTTGATGCCGAATACGATGCAAAGCTTACCCAGACTTTGGGTGGGCGCACCTTTACCGCCTCTGGTAGACAACTCCGCTACACAAAGCCGTGGTCCGATGAAGAGGATTCTCGCCGCTCCGTAATCGAATACGTCGAGCAGATCGTCCTGATCCAGGAAGTCGAAGTTGGCATGTGGATCAGCACGACAGAGAAGATCTTCTACCACAGTGGCCGGAACCCTACCGTCAAAGGAGGCTTCGCCCAGACGCAGAGCTACGACTTCAGGGCGATTGCAGGAACCGGAGAAAAGGTTCATCGCTCGAAGCTCGGGCTCGATGGAGATGGCTTTGTCGCGATCTTTGCAACCGTGAAAGGAATTTGTTACGGCGAGGACAATGGCAACCTGGTCAATATCAGCGAAGGTATTTACAGCTACGAACCGGCCTATCGTGGAATAAGCTATGTTAAAGAGGAAAACGGTTTGGTACAGTACCAGGTAAGGCTGCTGACTCAATTTGGTGGATCATTCAATCCATTTGAACGGAAGAACGAAATAACGGTCGACACTGTATAGGAGAAAGATCATGGGAATCGAAAACTTTGACAACCTGCCAACAACGACTCATGCCGATGACGATCTGTTTGTTGTCCAGAAGAACAACCCTCCGGTCGGATCCAAAGAAAAGTCTTTGCTTCCGGCTGTCGCCGCCGCCCTTCTTGCGAAGAACGATCTTGCTGTTACGACAGCATGGACAGACAACGCGGATGGAACGGGTGATGTCGAGCTGACATTTACCCTGGGTGGATCCGCTTTGACGGAGCCGCTGTCCGGCTTCTTCTATGTGAGCGAAGTAGCGACCGGCCTCTCAGCATCCTCTCTCGATACCGGAGCCTCCGCAGGGAAGGGTGTCATCGCGCCGATCTTGAGTGCGGCAACGTCGCACTATCACTTCATTACCAACGCAACAGGTGAGCTTGACCTCACACTGACAAGCAACGCAGATTCGTACTGGATCGTGTTCCAACAGAACGACGGAACGCTGCTGATCAGTGACGAACTTGCTATCACCGGACCATAAATAAGGAGAAATAATCATGGCAATTCGTCTTTCTGATGCTGCTGCTGCTTTGATGGCCGGTGATTGTGGCCTTCGTCGTGCTCTCTCTGGAGCGCACATGGTTTTCTACACCGGTACACAACCCACAACTGCCAACGATACGCCTGGATCTTCCCAGGCGATTATCGCGTTTACTCAAGATGATGGTGTCTACGTCGCTGAAACTCGCCCTGTCTGGTCGGGCGTGTTGAGTGGCCTGGCCGGTACTGCCGGGCTATCCTCGATTGTCATGGACAATTGGGAGATTCTCGGCGCAACTGTGACCGGCACGGTGCTCGATACAATCGGTGCCGACATCGCAACCCAGATCAACGATAACATCGCAGCCCTCGACTTCTACGCAACCTACGACACAGGAACAGATACCCTGTCGATCTACGGTCCTCATGGAGTCGGGACTTCGATGAACTCGATGGTCTTGTCCGTCACAACGACCGGTACGCTCACCTTCACGCATACGGGCGGGACGGGTGCTGTCGATACTTCTGGCGTTGCTGTAGCCAACGGGCTGACCTTCGATGCTCCTGCCGATGGTGCAGGGCTCTCGACTCCTGAAGATGTCTTCTACATCACAAAGCCTTCCGGAGAAACCTGGAAGGGCAAGAACGGATTTGGTCCGGCGACAGCTGCCGCGACTGCCGTCTTCTCGGGGATCGTCAACGGGAACGCCTATACAGCCGGTTGGGGAAGGATCTGCGCCTCTTCGGGCGATGACGGCTCCAGTGCAACGTCCGGCGAGAGCGGCTACATCAGGCTCGACTTCTCGGTAGGAACCGGAAGTGCAGACTTCCTGATGACTCCAACCGCTTCGTTCACCGTTAACACGACGAGCGGCTCTGAGATCGAGTCGGTGATCAATACCTTCCGGCTGAAGATCGCAACTGAACTCGGCTAAAGGAGAGGCTCATGGCAACATTTTCAACAGGACTTAGAGATGCCGTAGCAAGTGGCTTGTCCTGGCTTGAGGCATTGTCCGGTGGACGGATCTACATTTATAGCGGGACAAAGCCAACGAGCGCGGATGACACTCCAGTTGGAACGTTGCTTGGTATCTTCACTCTGAACGGGGGTGCTTATACGGCCCCCGTAAGGAGTACAGCCGACATCCAGATCACAGGTGGCGGGGGTGGCTCAGTCGATACCGTTAAGGTTGGCGGGATGGATCTCAATCTTATCGGATCTGCGGTGGCATGGGATACGAATGCCGACACCACGGCTGCCGCCGTTGCTGCCGCTATCAACACCACTTCCAATCCTCTTGGCATCGTGGCTACCGTAAGCACTGACACCGTAACCCTGTACCTTCCCTATTGGCTCGGGGCGAATGGCGACAGTCTTACGCTTGCTACGACAACAACGACAGTTACGCACAGCACGGACGCGACCTTCTCCGGTGGCACGACTTGTGTCAACGGCCTTGACCTCGATCATCCGGCAAGTGCCGGTGTGATCTCGAAACCGTCCGGAACAGTCTGGGAGGCAACCGCCCTGGCAGACGGGACCGCTGCCTGGTTCCGATGGGTTGCCGGTGGATCCAGTTACACCGGATCGTCAACTTCGGACATTCGCTTCGACGGAGAGATTGGAACATCCGGAGCTGAATTGAACGTTCCTTCAACGAGCCTCGTGAACACAACCACGCAATCCTGCGCAACATTCAGCGTGAATATTACCGGAGTGTAATATGGCAGAACTGACCACTCAATATGATGTCACGGTGGGGATGATCTCCTACGACGGCTACCTTTATATCTTCTCCAACGATGGGGCAGGATTGGGCGGCATGGACATCTATAACGAGTCGACATTGGAGCTTCATGCCTTTGTCACGCTGCCGCTTCTTGTCACTTGCGGGACTGCCGGAGAAAACGGCATTTTCATCGGAACAGATGCAGGGATTTATACCATGTCGTTTCCTCCCGAAGGGGAAGGCTCTGCAACTCTCACGATTGATGACGGGACAACTCCTGCGATCAGCGATGTCAACGTCAGCGGGATTGCGACGGACGGGACGAATCTCATGGTCACGCATGATGCGGGGGTGGATTATATCACCGGATCAACCGTCTATTCCTATACGGACGCATCTGGAGCAACGAAGCCCTTTATCGACACCGTGAATGGGATGATTCTTTTTGCGCCAGGGACTCCGACGGACGGAGGCATCGCGATCAAGCCGACTCCGACGGCCAATTGGGACATCTACGATTGCAACGAGATCAACGCTTCCGGATTCATCTGCCGCTTTCCTGGGACAAACGGAGCGGCTCCTGACAAATGGTTCTTTCCGACGGTCTACTTCTCAACCGGTGGAACCGATGCCTTCGAGATCCAGAACAACAGCCTTTACATCAAAGGGGTAGACGATGGCACGACAACAACCCAGGGATTTAACGCTATCGGCGGCCCGAATGGTGCGCTGCCGCTTTCCGGCAACCTGACCATTCATGTGAAATACAGCGGATGGACTGAGATCGAAACCTCCGGTGCTGTTACCACACGGATATTCGCCTCGCTGCTCAAAACAGGTTGGGGGAAGATTGCCGAGTTCTGTATTGCATCAGGAAACAGTAACCGCAAACTCGATATGGTGCTTTGGCCTTCAACCGGAGCTTCAACGACGGCTGTCAATCCTCACAACGTTGATGCCGGTTGGCTGAGAATCACCAGATCAACAAGCGTTGAAGAGGCTGATACGGTGACGCTCGATTACAACAACGGAACAACCGACGCGATCCCTTCCGCTTCATGGTTGACTGCCGTTACTGATACAGAAGCGAATCCGTCTTACTACCAGGCCGACTGCATACTTGCCCTGGGAACGTATTTCAACGGTGGCGGTTCTCTGACCGAGATCGATGCGTACTTCGAACAGGTTCATGTGTCCTGCGACAACGCAAGCGCGACTCATCTCCGGCTGCTGCATAATACCTGCAACGACATGGCTTTTAACGCGAACTGCTTCTTCTTCGCAACCGATAGCGGAATCAGCATTGTCAATCACGTTGACGGGATCACAGACATGGTGACGCTCACGGCCACGGAGCTTCCGGAAGCCACGGTCGAAGCGATATCCGTCGATGCCGATACGGACGAGACAAGTGGCCGTGTTTATTTTGCAACAACCAACTATGTCGGGTACTACGACATTGGGACAGGAGAAAAGGTTTGGGGCTCCTCTGCCGGAGTCACAAGCATTGAAAAGTACATCCAGGGTGATGATACCTTCATAACGCACGGCGGGTAAGCTCATGGCAGTTATTGTATGGCAGACAACGGGAAGCGGAATTCAGACGGTTGCACCGGCGGTTGACGGGCAGCTCGATCTGACTTTTGCGCTGACAAGCAGCCTGAATGTTTCCTCGATCACGATGGAAGCAGGGCTTGCCACCGTTGGCGGTGGAGTTTTGTCAAAGCGTGCTGTCGAGATCTCGCTTGAAGGCGACCTGGCTACGATCAGCACGATCACCGGTGGGGCTGAAGTTCTACTCCTGACCGGCGAAGGAACGATGTACTCCTCGAAGTCTTATGTGGGGAATGCTGAAGTTATCAAGATTTCGATGGACGGTTCCGGCTATGTCGGGCAGGGAACACTGAGCCTCGATAAAGAACTTGTCCTCTTCTCGATGGAAGGCGAGATTGTCCAGGCCGGTGATCAAGCTCTGGATCCTGGCGATGACCTGACTTACCCAGGGATCCTCCTGAGTGGCGACGAGTACATCGTTGTTAATTTGAGAACCAAGAGCCATTCCACATACAGGGATGGAACAAGAGCAGCCGTCGCTGCTTCGCCGGAGATGACCTTCGATTCTTACACCGAAAAGTCTGTCTCTGACTTCTATCTCCACGCACGAGCAGAGAAGAACACCAACCTTGTTGTTCTGTCCGGAGAGTCGAAAGAGCGGATCTACCCGCTGACCTACGGAGAGAACACCCAGGCGAATCTGAAAAATAGACGGAAGCCGCTTGCCAAGGGTGTCCGTGCTACGAATTGGAAATTCACGATTGTCGTTCCCGAAGACTCTCACATGGAGATCCGAGGGATCGATCTCAGGGTCCACGACCTGAAGAGGCATAGCTGATGGCAGATACAGTCGATCTCCAAGCATTAGCGAATCGCACAGCTTCCCTGCTGCTCGACGCTCGAACTGATTTCGAGGATCGCATAGAGAGGATCCAAGAGATCGTGACCGAGATTGATTGGGAAGAGCTGACAGATCTGATCCTGATGCCTGACATTACGAACATCACTTTCGACAACTACGAGAACGCCAAGGATCTCCTCGACGGCCTGGTATTCAATCCGATTAGGGAGAAGGAACTGTTTGACGGCGACATCGAGAAGTACAAGGTGCATATGTTCATCTCCCCGTCGCTCGATGATGCTGAGAACAAGATCGTGGAGATTCTCTCCGGGGCCGGAGATGACGAATTCAAGAAGCTCTCCGGAGCGATGCTTTCGACGGCCATAAGGGACAGCCTCGACAACAAGATCGATCAGGTCGATGATCTCGTTCACACGCGGCTGCGCGGGTTGGTTGGGGGATACCAGACGGGCAACACGAACCAGAACCAATCGTGGATGGACACGCAGAGAAATTACAAGCGGCAGGATCGTGATCGCACCATCTTTAAGACCTTGTTCGACCTGGCGCAGGAGAACATCGCCTGGGCTTACAAGAACGGGATCAAGATCGAAAGGCTGCATGAGAACTTTACGGCACGCTATAACCGGCTGTTTCTGGATCTGACGGCAGCGAACATCGCGGCTTACAGGGCAGAGGTCGACGCTAATATTGCCAACTTTGAGGCAGAGCTGAGAGCTATTGTCGAAGAGATCAAGAACGATGAGCTTCGATTCAAGCGGGACTCGGCAGAGTGGGATCTCAGAGTACGGCAGTACAACAGCCGGTTGCGTGCCTACGTCGCTGACTATCGTGCTCGGCTTGCAACGAACCTGAAGCTTCTGGGTACGAGAATCAGCGGCGGGAAGAACGTCGCAGACGGATACAAAGCGATTTACAGTGCCTACTCCGGCCAATACAGCGGTGTGGCTCTGTCGAACTCAGGGGAATAAGATGTCCACTGTCAACATGAAAGCCTGGTACGAGGCAAACGCTGACAAGCTGACCGAACTGAAAGAACAGTATCTTCAGTCTGTCACGGAAGACGAGGATCTGCTCGGCGGGACGGTCAACGAGAACGGGATTTCGACGATCACGATTGGTCATGAATTGCCGTTCAAGCCCTGGGCGAATATCTTTCTCGATCCGGTCGATGAGCTGTCGAGTGCCTTCCGGAAGGCTTCTTTCGAGCTGCCTGAAAAACCTGGCATTCTCGATGGCGACTACAAGCTCGACAAGTATCGGGTGCATGTCTTTAGCGATATCAGACTCGACAGCTTTGAAGATCGCCTGAACGGGATCTATTCCAACTTCACCCCAGGGACGGATTATTCGATTTCCACCGTCACAGGCACGTTGGCTGAACAGGTTGTCGAAGCAACGATGGAAAAAGGGTATGACAGAGACATTGAGGATCTTACGACGGCGATGGATGCTGAAGCGAATGATTGGGCGGCAGAGGGCTATACTCGTGCGCCTGGAGCATTGGCATACGAACTGTCAGAACTTGCCGATAGATTTGACCGCGATCACTTCAACCGCACGGAAGCGGTCTTCGGCAGCATGGCTCAGATTTGCCAGAAGAACATCCAGGACGCTTTTGAAAACGGCATAAGCATCGAAGATCTGCACATGGACTTTGCCATCGCCTACTCGGAACTCTCGAAGGTGTTTATCGGCAGCCAGGTCGATGCTTACGTTGCTGAGATAGACAAGCGGGTGAAGGAACACAAAGCTCAGTTGGCCCTGCTCGGAGAATACTATCGAGCCATCGGCCTTGACACTGAAGCGGATATAAAGAAACATGAACTTGAGTTGAGTCTGCGCACAGAAGGATTGAACGCCTTTATCGATGCAACAAACAGCTTTATTGATTCCAAGGCGAACCTGATTATGGAGCAGATCAAACTCGCTCAAAATGTCGCTGAAGGGTTTGGCGGCATCTTCGCAAGTTACGGCAGCCTGTTTACAGGTGTCAGCTACGAAGAGGCATAGGAGAGGATAATGGCAAAGATCTACGTCAACGGTCAATGGATGGACGAACCGAAACCTACGACATCCGGCAAAAGCGGCCCGAAGAAGATTAACAAACCTGCGGGTCCGAAGGTCAAGGCCAGGGGAACGAAGCCGGTCAGCGCGAAACCTAGCGGCAACGTGACCTACGATGGGAAGAGATCTGCAAAACTTTCTCAGCGTGGCCCTGGGACTCCCCCGAAGAACGCTCCTCGCGGATTCTCTCGTGGTGGTTACGGCGGGGCTCCGAAGTATGCGCCTGGTGTCGGTGCTCTTGAAGCCCTGGGTGGTGGCCTTGGCGTTATGGCTGCAGGGGATATCGCTTATGCGATGACTCCTGAAGGGTATGGTCCGAAAGCAGGATACGGCAACGAGCAGTCGCCCAGGGACTTTAACACCTACCAGGGGGCTCTTCCGATGCTTGGCACGGCAGGAGCCGCTACTGAGAAGTTTGCCGGTGACGTAGGACAGGTTGTTGGCGAGTTGTCGACGTTCCTGCCTGAAGGAATGGGCGGCGTGAAAACTCAAGCCCCGCTGTATATCCAGAACCCAGACGGATCCTACTCTCCTAATCCGGCTGCAGGAACAGCGAGTACGGCTGAACTCTCCCCCGAACAATGGCAGGAAATGAAAGACGAGCAGTATATGGGAATGTTCGGGCAGGACCAGGAAGGGTACGGATACCTCGCCTCCGGATCCGAGCCGATGCCGCTTGGCCCTGGTCCTGCCCCTAGTCCAGCCGCTCCAGATGACAATCAAGTTCCTGACCCGCGTGGAGATGGATCCTTCGGCATGACTCCGGACGATTCTCCGGTTGATGTCAAGAACGGAACGGTCATTCCTCGCTACGGTATGCCAGAGGCTCCGACGATGAGATCTTACGGTGAAAGGCTGTACGATGTCATGGGAGAGACAATGCCCGACAGCATGGAAGCCTTTATGGTTGCCAACTTCATGCAGAACAAGTTGCTTGGCGACGATAAGCGGTCGATGGATCAGTACAAGTCCGAGTTGAATGCGATGCCTCAGTACATGCAGCAGGATTACATGAGACAAGCTCTCCCGTCCCTGATCGAGCAACGGCTCTCAGGTTCAGAGCTTTCCCGCACCCAGGCGAAACTCGCCCCGGGCGAAGCGGAGTCTCAACAGATCTCTCGTGCTTTGCAGGGCGGTCTTGCCAATGCACAGACACAACAGATCATGCAGAACATGAATATGTACGATCAGTTCTTGAACGGGACACCCGAGCAAAAGGCGGCTGCCAAAACCGCCCTGGGCCTCGACAAGAACAAAGGACAAGACTACAACCTCGAAGCCCTGAAGTTGGCTCAGAAAGAGATCGAGAAGAAGATGGAAGTCAACTTCGAGGATCTTGAGCCTGAAGAGCGTGAGCAGCTGCTTGCTCAATACTTCTGGAGAAACCGCGCTTACATGGGCGGCACAGCCCTTCCTCCGGCAGGAGAATAAATGGAGAAGTAGATGGCGTATAAATACCCCGCGTTACCGCAACCGCCAGATGCAAGCGTCTGGGAGAGATTAGGGGATTACGGAGTTGATGTCGGTCAGACCGTAATCGGAATGGGCGAAGCCCTTGTCGGTCTTGCCGACATACCTTCCGGTGGACATGCCGGTAAAGGTCTTCAGGCCATCGGATGGGATCCAAAGAAAACCCGCGAGATCCTGTCCTCTCTCTACTCAGACGAAAGACAATTCGAGGAAGCCGAGCAGTCTCGTCGCTTTGAAGAAGAAGGTATTCTGAGCGGCCTGAAATATGCTACGGCTAATCCTGCTTCTGCGATTGGCACGATCACGCAATCTCTCCCCCTGATGTATGGTGGTCGAGGGATCGCGACAGGTGCCATGAAGATGTTCCCGAAGCTTGCCCCTGCTATTGCCGGTGGTATTGGCGAAGGAATGATCGCCGGAGGTATGTCTCTCGAACAGATCCGTCAGCAGACCGAAGACGGAACCCTTTCCCCCGAACAATATGCTTATGGCATGGGAGCCGGTGCTTTGACCGGTGCTCTTGGCTATCTTGGCGGCAAGGTGGCAGGAAAGCTTGGTATTGCCGATGTCGACGTACCGATTCCTCCTGGCACGCCGTTGCGTGATCAGATGCGTCAACAGCTTGCCGAAGGTGCGAATAAATCTCTCCTCCGTCGTATTGGTGAAGGCGCGATCTCCGAAGGTCTGTTTGAAGAACTCCCGCAGTCCATTCAGGAACAGGTCATGGTCAACCTGGCGACCGGCAAAGAGTGGAACGATGGCATAAATGAAGCTGCCGGTCTTGGCCTCCTGACAGGCGCGGCGATGGGCGGCGGTATGCAAGGCGTTCAGTCTGCCCAGGCGAAAACCTTCAATGCTATCCTCAACCGAGCTGATATCAGAGAAAAAGGGAAGGCCGCTGCTCTCGAAGAAGCAGAGAACCTGGATAAGAAGCAGAAGAAGAAAGCGTCTGATTTCAAAAAACGGGTTGCCAAAGGGCATGAAGCCGAGTCCCTGATGGACGATACCTTGTCGATGGACGAGGTAAAGGCCGCGCAGGATCTTGACGATATCGCTTCAGAGGCAGAGCAGAACGTCCAGAAGATCGAGAAGGAAGCCGAGCAGCTCAAAGAAGTCACTGAGGTTGCCGAGACAGGGTTTACCGCCAAAGAAGTCACCCAGGCTCGAAAGCTGTGGGCTTCCTATCAGCGCACCCTGACCGAGCAGCAGAGCAGGGAAGAAATACTATCCGACCAGAAGAAGCTCCTCGCCAAAGCTGAAGAGGTTGGCATGGATCCGGTCGAGCTTGAGATCCTGCTCAACGACAACTACCAGAAGAACAAAGACTACCTGGCCGAGATGGAGCAGGACGTTGCTGCCATCCGCGAAACAGGTTTGCTCGATGAAGTCCTGCATCCGAAGATGAAGGAAGGCATCATCTGGAAGAACATCGAGGAGAAGCTTCACACGAGCCCGGGCTCTTTTGCCGACAAACTCCTTCAGCGTGCGTCACAGGAATTGCGGAACCGGATGTACGATTTAGGGACCGCAAAGGAACTGCGACGGGCCGCTAAAGCCTCGAAGGACGATCTCGAAAAGGCGCAGCTGCTTGGCTTGGCCGACGTTTACTACGAGATGTACTATGCCGAGCACGGCGAAGGGAAGAAGGTCGATGTCAATCAACCTGTTCCCACCGGAGAGCCTCTTGTTGGTGAAGGTGCCGGATATGACGGTCAGATGGACAACACAATCAAAACCGTCGAAGGCAAAGAGACTCAACGGGAAGGACTTCAGAAGCGGCAGATCCTCGACACCAATGTAAAGCCGATTGAATCGGACGGAGAGCGCATAACTGCACCTGCAGCTCCCCCCTCGCGGTCTGAGTTTGATCTGAACATGGACGAGAATCTCAATTGGGTCGACATCAACGGTGTCCAGATTCCACAAGAGAAAATCGTCAGTCACGAGATCAAGACCTACGAAAACGGCGTTGCCACCGTGATCCTTGGCCTTGCAAACGAGAAGGGCGGTATTACCAAGTCATACCCGATGCAAGTGACCGAGGAAACTCTGGATCGATATTTCCGTGATCTCGAAGTACGGAAGGGGAAGCGACTGACTCCGCAGCGGAAGAAGAAATCGATCAAGAAGGGAATGAAGTACAAGAAGAAGCAGACGATGCTTGATGAGACTATCGGCACTGTCGACGAAAACGAAGATGTAAAGCTTGAACGCTACGAAGGATACGCTCTCGATATCCTGGCCGAAGCCTACGGATCTGATGAGATCGACACCCGTCGCAGGACTGTTCAAGTCGAGGAGCAGGATCCGCAGCTTGCCGAAGCCCAGGCAGAGGCAGAAATGTTCTTTAAGGACGAAGGCTCGAAACCTCAGAGAGCAAAGAAGTATAGCGGATTCTTCAGCGATATTCCGGCAGAAATCCGCGACTTCCTCATGCAACGGAAGCGGTTCAAGGATATCCGGACGCATAACCCTGGGAGCACGACGTTCCTTCCCGATCCGACGATGGATGGCCTTAACCAGGGCATGATCAATCGTGCTGTGGCTCAGATGAACATCAACCCGATGATGAAGGCCGGTTATTCTGACATCGTTGCCGATATGCTTCTGAAAGCAGGGCGCACTCACAACCTGGGCGATGTGATCAAGTTTGTCCTTCAGGAGGAAAATCTTCAGTCTCTCTCTCAGCTTCAGGAGCCTCCCGAGTCGCTTTACGACTTCCTGCATTTTGCGCAGAACGGGTACGAGCCATTTGTTCCGGAAGAGAAGGTCGACAATGCTTTTGAAGGGAACCTTCGGGAGTCCGTGCTTGGCAAGGCGTTGCTTCGGATGTTCGCCAAGGCCGTCTTTACTGATGAGGCCTATCTGACCTTCAACGAGCGTGCGATCAAGCTGTTCATAAACGAGACAGAGAACGTCGAGAAGTTCGTGCTCGATCACTTTGCGGGGAGAGAAGCACCCTTCAGAGCGTTGTCGAAAGAAGATATCGATGCTCTGGCTTACGACTTCCGCAGAGAGTTTGGAATGCCGGTATCTCCGGCTGTCCTTCAGGAGATGATTAACACCCTGAACGACTATACGTTCCAAGAGGAAGCCTTTTACACGGAGCAAGCCTACGAGCGGTATAAGCGAAACCGGAAACGGCTGCGCGGTCCCCTGGATTCTTTCGAGTCCGAGGATCTCCAGGTCAAGAGAGTTCCTGCTCCGAACAAGAAGGCACGGAGAGCCTCGAAGGAATCTCTGGTCAAAGACGCTTATAACTTCTTTATCGAGAACACAATCAAGCGGAATAAGGCTGCCGATCAACAGACATACGTTGCCTTCTTCAAAGCAATCTTTGATCTCGCCAACAGAGGATACAGTGCAAAAGCAAACTTCTTCAACGCCGAGCATATCGCGGCGGCGATGTCTGCTAACCCGATGGCTTCCGAAGAATTCAAGCGGCCTACCACGCCGAAGATCAATCGCCTGAGAGAAGCCTGGAACGAGTCTGGGAGGAAAGCCCGTACCAAGGAATGGTATGCCTTGCGAGAAGCAGAGGTCGCGTTTCAGACCGATGTTGTTCGTAAGATGTTCCGAGAGTCCAGGTTCCAAGACGGGTTCTTCGAGAAGATGCTGCACAACAAGGATTACGAGCTTGAGCTGACTGCCGAGAACATGGAAGCTCTTTACTCCGAAGGGGCGATGCACGTTCAGGATCTTGAGAAAGAAATGAAGCTGACCGGAGAAGAGAGATCCTACCGGAACTTTGTCGAGACAATCAATAAGGCAGGGTGGCGTGCTCACACGATTGATTATGTGAAAAGCGTCACATACACAGATGCCAACGGCGAAGAGAAGACAGTCCAGAATCCAACCCAGAGTAATTTTGATGACATCATCAAAGAGGATCCGGCTGCCATCATTCGTCGCGGCACGAAGAAGTACCTGTCGAAATCAGAGCTTGATGCCCTCGACTTGGCCGACGTTCATTCGGAATCCGTTGCCTCGTCTGAAACAGACATCTACGAGGTTAAGATCTTCAACGAGAAGAAGGGAACGTGGGGCGATCCGGTTCCTATGACCGATGCTGACTTCGAGAAACTGAGCCGTCACAAGAAGGTCGAGAAGATCAAGAAGATTGCCCGTCCGGAGAGATATATCGTTTACCGGTGGGATCAGTCGACGATTTACATTCCCTTGTATGAGAAGGCTCTCAATCGTGGTGTTGTCACGATGGATCAGGTAGCGAACCAGGGAACGAGAAATTCGTTCATCCGCAGCCTGAATGCTGCCATCGCGATCATCGATGCGAACATCCAGGCACGCTATGACAGTGGCGATGCGATGGATATCGACTATATCCCGTACCTTCTGAAGCGGCGCGGGAAGCTGACACAGCAGAAAAACGAGATCCAGGAGATCTCAAACAGCTTCAACATCTTTACGAAGGCCGCGCTCTTTTCGAAATCCGCACAAGAGAACGAGGTACAGGATCCAGAGTTCTTCGAGAACATGGTCAACGATTATCCCATGACCCGCCTCCAGGTTGTCGACGGGAAGAAGACAAAGGTTCCCTGGGCGGCTGCCGACTACTATGCCCTGTACGAGAATGTTGGCATGGATATGAGCCGGTTCGTGCATCAGATTAAGTATCTGCATGACCAGGCCGCTATCAGGAATATGCGGGACACCTACGCCTTTGATGAGAACTACAAGCCTGTGGGTCAGAAGCTCAAGCCTGAACAGGTCGACGAGATCCTCAAGGCGCGGCTGCCGAAACATCTCCAGACCGATGAAGCCTTTAATCATGCCATCGAGGGCAACGAACATCTCCTGTCTCTCTACGCACCGGAAGACCGTCGTGCTTTGCGTGCCATTGGAATGCTGCGCAGCGAATTGCTGAAACTGGACAAGCCAAGCATCGCAAGCGTGCAATTCATCTCCAAAGCATCGAAGACCGGAAAGTACAAGCAGAAGATCCCGACGAGAGAATTGACACCTGAAGAGACTGTCAAACTCAAACAATCGCTTGAAGAAGAGCTGAGAGAGGCCGAAAAGGTAGCACAGGAGGCCAAATCCTTGACGAGAGCCACGATCTCGGCTCCTGTGACCGGAACTGCCCAGATCGAGGATATGGTCCGTCTGAAGGAGAATTTGACGGAATCAGAGCAGGAAATCGTCAACGGCAACCCCAATGTTCAGATCGTCAAGATGCTTTCGCCCGGGGCGCAGCGTCTTTATGAAATGGTGTCAAAGGCTTTCGGGGCCGAACTGATCATCGTCAACGGTCCCTACAAGTCCCGATACAGATCTCGTGGCAGGAACAAAGCACCGCAGATCATCCTGAACGTTTCTGCCCCCAACCTCCATAAGGTATACGGACATGAACTATTCCACCATATTGTTGCGAAGGCGGCTCCAGAACAATACAACGCCTTCAAATTCGGATTGCGTCAGATTATCGGAGAAGCGGCGCATTATGAAGGCATCGAATGGTACAAAGGGGCTGTCGAAGATAACTACTCTGCCAATGGTATCCGGCTTAAAAGCGATGAGATTGTACGAATCGCTCAAGAAGAATTCTATGCCGAAATGATGGGCGAGATGGTCGGTGAGCGGATCTTCTACGAGAAGCTTGCCGAAACCGCTGCCGGTCGCACCCTGGCCGGTAAGCTCCTCATCAGCCTGACCAAGCGTGTCCTGTCCATGAACAAGATGCTGCTTGAGAACGACGCTCCGACCTCCTTCGAGAAGAATGTTCTTCTGACTTCTGCCCAGAACGAAAAGCTGAACGCCCTGTTCGCAGACTTCCTCGGAGAGAACCTCAACCCGTTCAAGCCATTCCCGATCATGGAAAGGCTCATGACGAGCTACGGGAACGTGACCACTCCAAACCAGAGAAGCCCTGGGTGGATGGAGAACCTGATTGATCAGGTCATGTCGGACCTTCAGCAGGATACCGCCTCGAAGCGCGGCCTTGAGATCTTCCAGAAGCACCTGGCTGAACTGAAGGATCAATTCCCGAACAGCACGGAAGAACTGCAAAAGCTGTATGAGCAGTACAAGGCTGCCGCAGAAGAACGCGACACAGGCTCGAAGGATGTCAAGTATCATCGCGTGACGGATCAGGGAGATCGCATCGTCGACGATATGGACAGCGTGCGTGAGAACATCATCAACGAGCTGCCGAATATGTCGACCGCCCAGGTCAAGCAGACTCTCAAAAGCAAAGTCCGTAAAGCAGAAGGACTCAAGCGCACTATTGACAGCTGGAGGCCAGGGCAGAAGATTGGCGAGAAGGGTGTCGAATGGTTCAAGTCGCTCCATGCAAACATTCAGGAGGAGATCCATTGGATCCAGAAGGAACTGATCTCCCGTCGTAAAGCCGAAGTCAAAGGCATGACCGACGATCAGATCCTTGCGGCGATGGTCGAGATCGATAAGCAACTGTCGGCAGACGATACGAAGAACGTCCGGCAGCTGCACGCGGATTATAAGCTGCTCAAGGACGAGTTTGCTTCGAGGGAGCAGGATGCTCCTGCCGCTGATGAAGTCAACACCGAAGAGAAGTATCAGACATCCTTTGGCGCACGCACCCAGGAGAACCTGAAGAACCTGCTTGAGAATAAGCAGAATTGGGCAAAGGGGATCTGGGAGGCCATCTTCCCGAAGAAGAAAAGAACCCGCAAGGAACTCATGAGCCATTGGGAAGAGGGCATTAAATGGACTGTCGATTGGATCCGCGACAACAAGCCGAAAGTCATGTGGGCCGACTTTATGGCCGACAAGGTGGAGATCGCTTTGATGAACCGGATCGTCCACGGATCTGCCAAGCATGTCTCTCGCGTGAACTATGAGATCATGCGAGAACACAAGAAGGCTTTCAAGGAGATGTCCAGGTCACAGAAGATCAAGCTTCACGATCTCCTCGTGCGTGGAGTCGTGGTTTACTATGAGCTGCCGATCAAGAACAAGGCCGACGGATCGAACATCTTCTGGTCGCTCGACGAGATCCCGAGACAATTCAGGAACAACAAGAAACTGATCAATCAGTCCAGGGTCACTCTCAAAGTTGGACAGCCGAACCTGGAGACAAACGAGGGCCGCGAAGAAGCGATCAAGTACGGGATCACTCCGGAGCAGATCGCCGCTTTCCGTGCTTTCAAAAAAGAAGCTGACCGGATCTGGAGAATCATGAAGGGGATCTACCCTGATCTACCGAAGAACCCGTATCACTACGGTCAGTCCATCCGTTGGTTCCGCAAGGACGGGACGGAGCTTGATAGCAATTACGATTGGGAGAAGAAGTCCGACACTTCCGCGCTCGAAGGCAATAAGCGTTTTCTCGAAGCAAAGAACACTGAAATAGGGACCGAAGAGATTGCCGAGACTCACCGGCTCGAAGAGTTGTCGCTCGATCCTGACCGCCTGTTCATGGATTATGTCAGGGACGTTTATAACCTGATGTATTTCAAGCAGACGCTCAAGCGTGCGATGGAGTCCGGAAATGCGAAGATCTTCACCAATCCGACCGAAGCGCAGAAGAAGGGATACTATCCTGTCAACGATAACGCTCTGAGAGTCTTGCAGAACATGGCGATCAATACCGCCTACGTCCTGAAGGTCGATGGTGTCTATCTCAATACGGAAGGAGAGCAGATCACCGGTCAGAATGAGCAGCGGATGATCTACGGATCAAAACGGGAAGCTCAGACCAAAGCAAGGGAGTTGCGCTTCAAAGGATCTCCGGAAGTCCAGATCGAAGAAATCCCCCTGGATCGTCGGGTCGATATTGTTGGCTACCACATTATCCGGATCAACGACCAGACCGGAGATATCAAGTATCTCCCCTCCGACGGATTCCGCTTTCAGCAGGACGAAATAGAGAAGGCCGAGGCTGCCCTGGAGAAGGCCAGGAGCGAGTCAATGACCGATAAGTATCGCTACGAGATCGAGCCGATAGAGCGAGTCTCTGAAGGTGAGCCGGTCGCACAGATCTACTTCACGAAGGGCATGGCGAACATGATGAATAATGTTCTTGCCCGAGATCTTATCAGGACAAAATCTTTCTTCGGGATCCAGGGCCGCAAGGTCATGAACCTCAAGAACAAGTATACCTCTATCGAGTTTGCGATCTCGCTCTTCCATGCGATGACTATCGGGCAGGAATTGATAGCCTCGACCGCAGCCTGGAGGTATGGACGAATGCGGAGGGAGGGCAAGATCTCGCCGCTCGAAATGATCAAGTCGTTCAATCCTGTCTCAGCCATCCAAGATAGCCGGAAGATCTCCGCTCTGATGGAAGCCGTTCTTGCAGATCGAGAACTCGCACAGCACCCCGCCGTCAAGAAGAAGGCGATGGAGTTGCTCAACACGGACAATCCGGACGTTGTGGATGCCGTGATTCAATTCTACGATGCCGGTGGCCTTCTGGGGATGGACAAGTCCCTCAGATCTGAAGTCCATTATATGGGCGAGATGCGATACAAGGACGGCGATGCGAGAGTCTATGTCGACGATTCCGGAGAACTGCAGATCGAGCTGCCCAGGGGCGACGAGTATCCTCCCTGGCTACCTGGAGTTTTCGGAACTCACGCTCCGATATCGAAGACTGCCATCGTCAATTCTTTCAAGTCTGTGTTGAATCAACAGCTCAAGGAGAACCCGAACCATAAGTTGTCGGCGTATATCAAGACCGGCCAATTCGCGATGCTCGAAGGCACAACGGCTTGGCTCATGGAACAAGGCATTCCTCGCGTGAAGATGGCCGTCTTCGCAAGAGAGTACACTCACGAGCTTGAGCGGCAGAAGGATAAACTCGCCTCCGGACAAACGACCAAAGAGATGATTGCCCGGGACACGATGAAGTTCCTTGAGGACCGCTTCGGTGAAGTGAATTGGCAGAACACCTGGATGAACCCGACTTACAAGACGGCTCTCCAGTTTGCCTTCAGATCCTTTACCTGGTTCACCGGATCTTGGAACGCTCTCGCGAAGGCCGGAATCGATGTCGGCAAGTTGGGGTGGTTCAAGATCAAGGGCGAAGAATACGAGCTGACCAATCGAGGGTTGTGGGCTTTCAACGCAGTTGTCGCGCACATGATGGCAGTCTCTCTGATGTATACGGCCTTCATGATCGGCGCAGGTTTGAGCGGCGGCTTCGAGGACGATGATGAGGACGTTCCGCTGCTCAGTCAATTGCTCTTCCCCAGGACGGACGTTAATGATCCGGAGAAGCGAATTGCCATCCCGTCGTATGTCACTGAATGGTACAAGTTGGCACGGCATCTCGGGGTTATCGGGCATGATATCGAACCAAGCAAGCTGATCTCTGGCCGATTCAACTCTCTCCTCGGCAAAGGTGTCGATGTATTTTGGAACAACGCTGACTTCCGTGGCGTAAAGATTCGCAACGAAGCCGACTCTGTATTCAAGCAGACGTTTGACGCAATCCTGCATCTACTCCCGCTGCCGATCTCCGTTGCTTCGGCAAAGAAGAATTTCGAGACAAAAGGCTTTGATCCGGTGGACCTCGGCCTCGCGTCCCTGGGCATGGTCGACGCTCCCGCCTCTGCGAAGAGATCCTCGGCTGCGAACAAGGCATATGAGATCCGTCGTAAGGAATACAAGGGCAAAGACATCTCCTCGGATGAGATGGCGATCAAGGACAAGACCAAACGTGCGGCCTACAAGTATGCCAGGGGTGACAAAGAGATGCTTCAGGAGATGGTTGCCACAGGAGAAATCTCCGCACGCAAGGCACGGAACGCCCTGGAGCGGCAACCTCGACTCAGCGGGAAGCCAAACCCGAAATATAAAAACTCCCTCGCCGCTGCCTTGAAAGGTTTGACAATTCAGGGCGCACTCGAAGTATGGGAGTACATGAGCGACCATGAAAAAGAACAGCACAGAAAAACCATCCTGAAGAAATACCGGAACGTGGTTACGAGAAAAGATAGATCCAGAGAAGAAAAACTGGACATCAAAGAGAGAATGATTGACCTTGGAATAATTAAGAGCAAAAAAGGAGAATGAGATGATAACTCCGGTCACTTACAACATCCATGTTTACAAGAGCCGTGATTTCGATGTGACATTCACGCTGACAGATTCAAACGACGATCCGATCGATCTGTCATCCAGTACCATCGAAGCTCAGATCCGGAAGTCGAAAGACACCAATTCGGATCTCATTACAGACCTTACAGTGACCGAAACCGACCTGGTTAACGGTGAATTCAAGCTGTCGCTAACGGACACGGAAACCGCAGACTTCGAAATTGGCGAAGGCTTCTACGATGTCTGCATAACGGATGCTTCAGGTATCTCCTACACATATATCGAGGGGTCTGTAAGCTTCCATGAAAGCGTGACGGTGAAAGCATGAGCGTAAAGATTCTCGTTACTCAAAATAGCGTCAAGGCGCAAGTCATTGAGCAGCGGGGGATCACGGTCACAATGAAGGCCGTCGGCCCCCAGGGTGCTACGGGCAACGTAAACAGCCATATCCATGATGATCGCTACTACACCGAAGCGGAGTCTGATGCTCTGCTTGCTGCAAAAGCAGACGATCCTCATACTCATGGTCAGGACGATATCATCAGCCTGGTTAGTGATCTAGCCGGAAAACTTGCTGTTGCTCTGAACCTCTCCGACGTTGCAGACGTTCCGACCTCTCAGACGAACCTTGGCCTTGGCACTGAAGACGATGTGACTCATCAGAGCGTTACGGTGGACAAGCTTGCTCTTGACCTCCTCGCCGCCGTTACTGTCTCTCAGGGCGAATTTGCGTGGAACGCAGACGAAGAGACTGTTGATCTCGGTCTGAATGGTGCTGTCCTTCAGCTTGGGCAGGAAGTCCACTACCATGTCAGGAATAACTCCGGAGCGGATATCGCCAACGGGAAGCCAATCATGGCAACCGGAACTCTTGGTGCTTCAGGTCGTATCACTGTTGGGCTTATGGATGCGACGGATCATGGCAACGAGATGTATTTCCTTGGAATCGCAACCGAAGATATTCAGAATGATACTGATGGTAAAGTCTCAAACTTCGGGAAAGTCAGGGGAATCGACACAACCGGAGCCTCGTCTTTCGGCGGGTTGGAAACCTGGAATGATGGCGACATTCTTTACCTGGATCCTGACAATGTTGGCTACTTGACGAAGGTTTCTCCGGAGGCTCCTGCCGTCAGTATGCCCTGTGCTATTGTTATCAAATCTCATTCCAATGGCACTCTTTTCGTCCGCGCTCATAACGTCGATGAAAACCATTACACTCCTCTTTCTGTCCATACCCTTACCGGCGATCCTACGGGGTGGGTTGATAATACCGCTATTTCGCTTTCCTATGATTCGACTGCTCGGACGATCACCTTGACGGGCGATCTTCGGTATTACTGGAAGGGCATTCTGAAAGAGCTGACTTCTCCATGGACTTCGGACGCTCACGCCGCTACTGCCGACACAACCTTCTTCCTCTACTCTACGGACGGAGACACTTTCGCCTGGAATACGACCGTCTGGGATTTCGATCAACTGATGGTTGCTTTTGCCTGGTATGGGACTTTGAACAAGTATGGCGTGCGGGAAGTGCATGGCACGATGCCGTGGCAGTCTCACAGGGAATTTCACGCACGGCAGGGAACTTACAAAGTCTCGGGCGGGACGCTCTCCGGCTATGTCTTGAGCAGCACAACCGCTGCTGATCGTCGACCGACAGTATCGGCCACTGTTTTGAACGACGAGGACATCTATTCGACGCTTTCAGAATGGAATGTTGATACTCTCGGGGCCACGCAATTCAGTCTCGCAGGGGCAGGGCCAACCTCGACGATTACGACCGGTGCTGCGGATATTGTTCCCCTCTCCGGCAGCCGACCCTACTGGAACGAGTTTACCGGTGGAGCATGGCAGCAAACTCTCATATCGAACAACCAATACATGGCCGCATGGTTGGTTGGTGTTCCAACGACTTCTGATGCAGGATCTCAATCTTATCGCTATTGGTGGGTGCAGGGGCAAACTGAAGGGGATCTGGCAACGATCCAGGCCAGGTCGACGCTTGATCTTGAACTTGCCGGAATCCCAACGATCACTCCGGAGTTTACTTTCCTCGCAAAAGCAATCATCCAATATCAAGGCGGTGATTGGCAGATAACCCAGGTCGACATCCTATCCGGATCCCGGTCGCAGATTACATCCGGTGCTTCTGGTAACTACCTTTCGATTATCAGCTCTGACTCTTCTCTCCTTGGCACAGGGACTTCAGGAGATCCTCTTTACGTCGCAAGATCCGTCACTCTTCCTGTAATGGACGGTACGGCAGCGGTCGGAATTGCAGATGAGTCCTCTCGATCTGATCACGTTCATCCTACGGATACGTCAAGGGAACCGGCCAACGTCAACATCCAGGCGCACATTTCCTCGACCTCAAACCCGCATAGCGTGACCTACACTCAGGTCGGTGCCGAACCTGCCAACGCGAATATTCAGGCTCACGTTACAGATGTCACCACGAATCCTCATAGCGTAACTTATTCTCAGGTAGGCGCAGAGCAAGCCGATGCCACAATCTTGAAGGAAGCTGATGTCTCAAGCGTTCCGGCTAACGCTGCGACAACGACCCCGATCTCAAGCGATTGGGCTTACGATCATGAGAACGATGCGGGTGTCCACGACGCGGATCAGGTCACAGTTGACGCAACAGGCTTTAGCGGGAACTTGAGCGTGACAGACACAGACGTTCAGACGGCTCTTGCGACTCTCGATGCGATGGTCGCCGGTGGTGGCGGCCTGACCTGGGCGAAGATCACCGGCAACACAAATGCGACGGACGGAAACGGTTATGCGATGGTGGCCGCTGCCGCCCTGACTGTAACGCTTCCGGCCACTCCGACAGAAGGTGATACGATTGGCATCGTCGACGCAAACCAGACGGCAACAACCTACACTCTGACTGTCGCACGCAACGGATCGAACATCGAGTCGACCGCAGAAGATCTGATCGTTGACATCGACGGAGCGGGATTTATCCTGGTCTACGTTGACTCAACTATCGGATGGAAGATCGTCACAGAGATCGGGGCGAATGATCCTCCTGCGTCTTTCCGTGGAGCATTGATCGGCAAGTCTGTTAGTGTTGGGAATACCTCTGTTCCGAATGCGTCCTGGACTGCATGTAATTTCGACGTAGAGATTTACGACACAGACGGCTTCTATGACTCAGGAACGGATAACACAAAGCTTGTTGTTCCTGACGGGGTTTCAAGGGTGCAGCTTGTTGCCTCCGCTATCATAGGAAATAGCTCTTCTGCTGGACAGAGATATGTTTCTATCAGAAGAAATGGTGGCGATTACTACGGATACGCTATTGAAAAATTTGACCTCAGTGCGACAAACGTTGATGAAATAGTCTCAATTACCTCTGCCGTCCTTGAGGTTACACCTGGACAGTATTTCCAATTAATGCAGTATCAGACTTCAGGAATAACAGAATCAGCAGGATTCAAGTATTCTGCCAACACCTGGATGAGTATTGCAGTCATCGAATAGGAGATAGACATGGGCAACCTCTCACAACTTTTTTACGGTGGCTTTGCTGAAGTTCCTTGGGCGGTTGATAAGGAGAGCTTTAGCCTTGCTGCGAGTTGGACAACAAACATTACCTGGACATCCCAAAAGAGTCGGCTTGGAAATCTACTTGTTCTTGAGTTTAGAGGGATTCTTTCAGGAACCTCTGACACAGGGAATCTTAGTTTTACTCTGCCAGATTCGTTATCGGTTGATACGAGTTATTGGCAGTATCAGCAGTCTATTTTGGGTTGGGGCTCTATCCGTGACAATAATACTGGAGCAAAGTATCCGATTGTTTGGACCTATGAAGGAACCGGAGGAACCCTTATTCAAGCCAAGATGCTCACGATGACTGGATCTTATGAGACTTACACAAACGTAACGAATACAGCTCCGATCACCTTTACAACAAGCGATGTCATCACAGGATGTATTCAAGTTCCTATTAGATATTGGGACGTATCGAGAAAGCTTTCTCCTCGTGGCTCGACCTTCCGTGGGGCTCTTGTTTATGAAAGTTCTGCTGACCAGACAATAACAACAGCGACAGATACTCAACTTACCTTTGATGCTGAAGTTTATGATACAAGCGGATTTCATAGCACCGTCACCAATACCGGAAGGCTAACAATACCAAATGGTGTGTCTAAAGTTAGGCTACAGGCAGCAGTATACTGTAGTAATGGCGTAGCTACAGGTAGACGTATCCTTAATATATACAAAAACGGCTCCGCTACAGGATTTGTCGGAACATCTAGAAGCGAGATTGCCCCCAACGCAACTATCGCATTCCGGCTCCAGACTACTTCTCCTATACTAGAGGTACAGGAAGGTGATTATTTTGAGGCAAATTTCTATCAAGATAGTGGCTCAAGCATGAATGTCACCTACAGTACAAGCGAGACATGGTTCTCAATCGAGGTTATAGAATAGGGGATCCTTGGGTGAAGTCATTAAAGAAAAAATTCATCAATCCTAGAGCAGAAGAACTCCTTCCCGACTTCCTTGTGATGCTTCGGGATTTGGAGTTTGAGCGCAAAGAGCTTTACAACGCGCCTTTTCTTGAGAGATCCGGCAAACACCTTGGGTATAACTACCTGATCAAATGTGCTATCGACTTCGACAAATTGATTGTCTGGGGTGGTGATGTCAGTCCGGAGATTCTCTTCGGGGATGCAAATGGCAAATATACAAATTATCAATACTCTACTGACGTACTCGGTGGCGGGTTTGACGGTCTTGTTGGTACACTTCATCCTTTCGTCGGGTACGAAGTACATATCGAAAACAGAGAGCAAGCGACTTGGGCTAATACTTGGTCTTCTCGCCATACTGATCTTCCTGAAATATCTGGTGCGGTGAGTCCGGCATGGCAATCCGAACTTCGTTACTTCGACAGCGAACTCTCCCTTTATACCCAGGGATCAATCTTTCCCCTCGCTCTGCTGCCGCCATCTTCTTACGCTCCATTGATGGTTGACCTTTGGGATATAACCTCCGGCAAAGCACAGGACAACTTCCTTTACTTCGCCAAGATCTACAACAAATCTTTGCTCTGGAATCTTTACGGTAGTCGTGAATGGTGGGTCTATTCTCCGAACTCCGGTGCTGTCTTCAACTCTGCCTGGTGGGTGCCGAACTTCCTTTACGCTGAAGCAGGGAACGGGCTGCTTGTCACCGGTTGGTATTATGGGCAGCTCGGTGGCTCCTGGGTTGGGAAAGAAGATCCTGAACCACTGACACCTGGAGAACCGGCCTCGACCGGAGAGGTTGTGTTCAATGCCCTTCTCGATTCCCGCAAGCAAGGTGGTGGGATCCTTCCCTACGGCTATGCGGAGCAATTAGTTTCCCTGGACGATGAGATCTTCAACCGCGTTTATTTATATCTCTCTGGCAGCCCTATGTGGGATTATGGGAACCCGTCTTATCTCTACCAGGGATTGACGCAGAACAGGGATGCAGGGACGGAGATGCACGGCAAGGCGTGGACGGCAGAATTCAGGCCGGACTTCCCACCGCCGATTGGAACAGGAGGCCGCTATGAACCGTATAATGTTTCAATATGGAACTGTGCCGACAACCGGCCAGATCGTATCTTACCCTATGAGCAAGACTATGTTGGAGTTGTTATCTCGTCGGGACAAGACGCTATGGTGCGGCTATGGACAGGAGTTACCTATACTCTCCTTGATACAGACGAATACCACTCTCACTCCTATTCCTCCAATGGAGAGATCCTCGCTGTGTTCCTCGGATCCGGATCTCTCATTACGCGATGTGTTGTATTTGACCTCCGAAACGTTGGAGTAATTCTTCGGGACACGACTAACGCGGAGACAGGGGCCGACTCCATTGATCAGCTGCTTGCTGACACGGCCATCGTGATTCCGACCTATGGAGAAGGCTACACACCTGGGAGTCCATCCGTTCCTGTTGATGCTTCAGGCACTCCTGTTACATCCTATCCTGAACTGCTTTTCAACGAAGAAGAGATCGTCAAGGCTCTCGCTCCGTTTGGCAGCGTGCAGTACAACAACCAGGTCGTAAGGGGATACCACTGGAAGAAGGTTGTGATCGAAGACGGGATCTATGCGTCTGTGAAGGATACCGATGATTCTTGCATGAACGGATCCTTGACGATTATCCGGCCTGACAACTTCCCTCCAGTTGGGAACTATACGATCACGGTCGATGGTGTTGAGTATACCGGCACCTGGGGGCAGGTTTCCTCGTTGCTGCCTTACACCCTCTTCTCAGCAGGGGGATTCCCTTACGAGGTTGCTCTCTGTCATTGGGAGATTGGCCCATCTGGAGATCCGATTGGTGTCGCTATTGACGCAACAATTGACAGGGGCAGCGTTTATAATCACAGCGTTCCGCAGCCGTTCATTGTCTACGATGTGTCCCTGGGGCGATATGTTATGGAAAGCGGCCTCGGTGGGGATGAGGAGGTTACTGAATATGACGATCCTATCAATGATCCCTGCGGAGGATACAGCTATACAGTTGCCTCCGGAGTTAACTCTTGTGGGCAGACAGCTGAGTATGTCCTCTCTGTTCCCCCTTTCGCAGGAGGGCCAGGTATCTCAGGAGACAGAACGGAGGTCGATGTTGGTTGGGTCTATACTGCAACAGGTGGGCTTCCACCTTATCAGAATTGGAGCTTCGGAGCAGGAACCCTGACAATCTCCGGAGTGAACAACCAGACGGCTACGATAGCGACGATCACAGGTTGTGCTGCTCCAGGCGATTCTGCTTATGGAGATATCTACGTTGAGGATTCTTGCGGCAACGCGGCTCAGATCTCTGTTTCTCTGGTTGGCGCGGATTGGTGTTGCACGGATGAGGACGGATATTGGTACGGATACTACTGCCCTTGTCCTCCTGGGACACCGAAATGCTGCAGCGGATTATATTGCTGCAATACCTGGTTTAGTTGGGGATACACAGGATGCAAGCCGAAACCTCCGTACAGTCCTTATACGACAAACTACACCGGAGATATCGGAGGGTTTTCTTATTACGAGCATTGGCAGGGATGTATTGATGCGATAGGAGATCCAGATCCACCGGAATGCTGTGAAGGTGGAACAACGGGATATGTCTCAGGAACGGATAAGTCTGCATGGGCAGCCTCAGTTGGAGCCCAGGTCGCTTGTCACACGCAGGTCAAAAGGATTGAAGCAGTATGTCCATAGATGACCGTCATTTCATAGATCCTTCGAGCGTTTACTCTCTTCTCATGAATACAGATGAAGAGTCTGCGGCTCGGCATGTTCAGGCGTTTTTAAGAAACAAGCCTCACCTGATGGGACAGGCTCAATTCACCTTTGATGTCTGTGTGGCTGTTTACAAAAACCATCGTGACGATATCCGGTTGGGAACTCCGTTCTTGAAACTGTTTAACCAATATGCAAAACTTGTTCAAGACTCATATCAGGGAAAAAAGACCTTCGATCTCCCCTCGGCAAAGGAGCAAGCCCAGGGTCTTTTATCCTCAACAACGAAGATCATCAAGTCCGGTTGGAAAAAGGTTCCTCCGGATGAATATCAAGAGCGGCTTGGTATATGTAAAAAGTGCGAGTTTCTGTGGCCTGGTGCCGAAGGTATGCTTCGGTGCGGAAAGTGTGGTTGCATGATGAAGCTGAAAGCTAAATATGCTGCCATGCACTGTCCAATTGACAGGTGGTGATGCCATGTGTCCTACAAGGGAAACTGAAATGATTCCATGCGAACAAGCTGATAAAATCGAAAAGCAGGGAAAGCTTCTCGAAGATATTGCTCGTGCTCAGAAAGATCATCGCACTGAGTTTCAGCAATCAATCCAAAAGCTCACAGATATTTTGATCGAGAATACGAAGCATGATGCTGCACTCAGTCAGGCTCGGAAAGAACTGGACCTCCTCTTTGACAAGACGCGGACCAACGAACATCGCATCGAAGCTATCGAGATGAGGAATGCCCGTTGCGACGGAGCAGGAATCTTTGAGTCCTGGCCGAAGATCAGGGATTTCTATTTATCCTTTGTCCCGCTGAAGGAGAAAACTGAAAAGCTCTGGAACAAATATCAGCAGGACGAAGGCGTAAAGAAGTGGATCCCGCTTGCGATCTCCGTTATAGCGATCTTGATCACGCTGCTCTCATACATGGACAGGGTTAACAATCACTCTCATTCAGGAGGGTCCAATGCCTCGGTTCAGCAAAGCAAGTAGGGAGAAGCTCGAAACCTGCGACATCAGGCTCCAGACCCTCTTCGAGAAGGTTGTCGAAGGCTTCGACTGCACCATTACCTGCGGCTTGCGAACCCTTCAGGAACAACAGACCCTCTACGCCCAGGGGCGCACGATGCCCGGGGAGATCGTCACGAACTGCGACGGGATCCTGAAGAAGTCGAATCATCAATCTGAAGACGATATCTCCAAAGCGGTCGACGCTGTTCCCTATCCCATCGATTGGAAGAACAGGGACCGCTTCATTCATTTCGCCGGATACGTCAAAGGCGTTGCGGATACTCTCGGAATCAAGATTGCCTGGGGAGGTGATTGGGACAACGATCACTACATGCAGGACGAGAATTTCCCAGACTTCCCACACTTTGAACTGGAGGTATGAAACGATGCTGAGTTTTCTCGGAGGCTTGTTCGGCCTCTTCAACAACAACCCGACCGCTTCATCTGTGGCAAAGGACATCTCAAACGGTGTTGACATGCTGATCTACACCGACGAGGAAAAGGCTATCGCTCAAAAGGAAGCCTTCTCTGCCTGGTTGAAAATGGTTGAGCTT